GGCGGCCTGCCCGCCGGATGGGCAACGGCGTGGGTAGTACCTTTTCCTTGTCTTATCAATAGCTTAGGCGTCCCCCATGGTTTTGGCTATGGCGTCCCCCATGGTTGGGGCTCTCCGATAGGCCTGCAGGCTCTCCAAGGCGCACGGGGGACTGCCCTATGGCGTTGCCACGTGCCACTATGGCCGCGCGGCGCGATCGGCAAAGGCGCGGCGCGATCGGCCCAGGCGCGGCGCGATCGGCCCAGGCGCGGCGCGATCGGCCTGGGCGCGGCGATCGGCCTGGGCGCGGCGCGATCGGCCCAGGCGCGGCGATCGGCCTGGGCGCGGCGCGATCGGCCTGGGCGCGGCGATCGGGCGATCGCCCAGGCGCGTACGATAGGCCGCCTTGGGGCGGAAATGGCCTTAGAATCGATCGGCGGCCATATGGGCGGGAAAGTATGCCAAGGGGAATCTCGAAAGGCTTAGGCGGGAAACGAGAAAGGCCGCCCGATTAGGGGCGGCCTTGGGGCGGCTTAGGCTATCGGGCGGCTATTGGCCCGAAGCTAATCTCTCTACTTTCTCGTACGCTTCTTTGAAGCCGGACGAAGAGCAATAAGCCCCATTGAGATCGGACATCTTCGAGATGAATAGCGTGGCTATGGGGTGTGAATTTACCCAAAATGTGCCTTCGCCAATACGGTGGGCTTCGGGCCATATAGCGCGGCTAAGTACTTCGGCGAAGGTATGTGCGACGCCCGATAGATTAGCCGCGTTCTGAATCATCAGTGCGGTATCGGCGGCTTCGCGGATTGTCATTTCGGCTGTATCTTCCATGGTTTGGGCCTTACAGCGTGAATTCGAAGCCGTGCGCGTTCAGCGGTTTGGCCTCGATATCGTAAGGCTTGGATCCATCGAAGCCCAGGGTCTTGAGTTGCTTGGTCGCGGAGATGTAAGGCCGCCCACCACCGTCGCGCACCGGCACCGCGCCCTCGCGCTCCTTGGCGAGGGGCTCGAAGCGTACCGTGCGCTTATCGATCGTGATCGCTACGTACTTCGCTTCGCCCAGGCGATCGGCGGCCGTTTTGCTAAAGCATACGCGGCCGGTTTTGTTGATATGAATATCCAAGGCGTTGGGCGCGGCCTTCGGGGCGGATTTGGGCTTCGATTCCGCCTTGGCGGCCTTCGGCGCGGCGGCCTTCGGGGCGGCCTTGGGTTTCGGCGCGGCCTTGGCGTCGGTTGGGTTTAGCTGATAATCCACACGCTTAGATTTCCCCTTGATCGAGGCTTGGCGTTGATCGCGCTCCTTGGCGGTCTTGAATCGCTCCCAAGAGATATTCCCGTCCGTGCCCTCAATCTTGATCCCGAAAGGCCATTTCTCGTTGGGTCCTGAGTTGGTATCCTTCGCGGCCTTGGGGGTCGCCTTGGGCGTGTCTGAGGCCTTGAGGGCGTTGGCTAATTTCGAGCCGAGTTCGGTTCCGTTAGCCTTGGGTGTGGTTGCGTTGGTTGCCATAGTCGTATTTTCCTTATTTTTGAGTGATTTACGGGCGGTCTAGCCGCCCAGGACCGACGATCGCAGAAACCGCCGCAAGTCGCAATTCCCAGGGTGTTACATGGGTGCTGCATGACCGTAAAGTATTGTAGTATAATGATTTACGTGGTTGCGCAGGGGCGGAATTTTATCGGGCTGGTTCGGAGGCCGCCTGGGCCGCCCCTTACGCCTCGGCTAAAGCCTACTCCAACCCCAACGCCTACAGGCACGTGGGTCGGGCCTAACGCCCACAGCCTAGGCGACGCCATAGACACGAGGCACGAGCCCCGAGCCACGTGGGTTGGTGTGCTAGCACGCGGAAAGCGGTGCCAGAAGGGTTTTAGCCGTCCACTTCAAAGGCCGCCGTCCACTTCAGGCTCTCCCGTCCACTTTGGGATCTCCCGTCAGCTGGCGAAATTCAAACCGTAATAATCGTGGCGAGCGCCCAGAGAAAAAGTCCGCCGGCCAAAATGTTGAAGCGCACCGACTGAACGTTGGCGGCGGCCAGTGCGAAACAGACAACTGCCAGGATCATCAGGATCAGATGGAGTGTGATCACAAAGACCCGTCCTTTCCGGTGTATTGTAGACCTTAATGCGCTGCCCCGAATGCGGTAAGGAAGTAAAGACCGTTTGCCGAACCTGCCAAGAAGCGCGCACTCGGCAAGGGATGTTGCTGCACCAGCGGCGCTTCGTAGAGACCTGGCTTCAAGGCACGATCGACCTGCGCATCAAGCGGTTCAACGGCACACTGCATCTCGAACTCTTCGACGACCGCTGGCACGCCTATTGCGGCGCGGCCATGTTCAGCGTGGTGAACCGCGAATTCCACCGTGATCTGCCGGTCGATCTCTGCCCAGAGTGCTATCAGGTGTTCCAGCGGATCCGCGAGCAAGTGTCGCATGCGGCGGCGCACACCTGATCGCGTGTTATCCTGGGCAGGCCAGAAGTCGTTTTCACGACCCTTATTCTCGATACCGCGCCGTCTCCCCAAAAGACCGCGCGGTTTTTTTCCACATGACAACTCCCCAGAAGCCGGTTTAGAATAATTCCGGGCCGCCGGGACCAGGCCCTGACCCCCAAGCGACAACATCCCGAACCTTTGAATGGGATGCTGCCGTGCCGCTGGTAACCGAAGCCGAACTCGCCAGAGTCTTACAGCGGGACCGTTCCGCGGTGCATGTCGCCGCGCAAAGCGGCCGGCTCACGCGGCGTCCCGATGGCCTGTTCGATCTAGAGCAGGCGCTCGCCGAATGGGCTGAGACCACGCACCACGAACGGGGCCATAACAACCGCCAGCCGAAAAGCAAGGCCGCGCCCGACGCCACCCCCACACTTCCCGCCGATATTCCCAACCCCGACATTCCGCTACTATCCCAGCCGAAATCGACCGACTACGCCAGGGCGCGCGCGGGCACGCAGATCTACGAAGCGTTGCTCAAGAAATTGCGCTACGAAGAACGCGCCAAGAATTTGACACCTACCGCCGATGTCGCCGATGCGCGTTTCAAGGAATTGCGCACTATCCGTGACGCCTGCTTCAACATTCCGTCGCGGATCGCCGCGCAGCTGGCGATCGAAACGAACGTCCAGAGGTGCGAAGCGATCCTCGAAATGGAGCTATTCAACGTGTTTACGGCATTCGACGAAGGCAAGCTGCAATGACGCGGTCGCCGGGGCTGGTGGAAAACCTGCCGGGGCTCTCCGACGCCTACGAGGTGACGCGCCAGGCGGCGCGGGCGGGCGCGCGGCCCGACCCCAAACTGCCGATTTCGGAATGGGCCGACAAATACCGTATCTTGACGACACGCTCGTCGCCCGAGCCGGGGTTATGGCGCACGAGCCGCACGCCGTTTCTGAAAGAGATCATGGACTCTCTCGCGCCCGACTCGCCTTGGGAGCGCGTGGTCTTCATGAAAGGCTCGCAGGTGGGCGCCACCGAGTCGGGCAACAATTGGATCGGCTACGTAATCCATTTGGCACCCGGGCCGATGCTGGTCGTACAGCCGACCGAAACGATGGCCAAGCGCAACTCGAAGCAGCGCGTGGGCCCGCTGATCGAAGACTCTCCCATCCTGCGGTCGCTCGTCCGGTCGAATAAGTCGCGCGATTCGGGCAACACCATTTTGGCGAAGGAATTCCTGGGCGGCATTCTGGTGCTGGCCGGTGCCAACAGCGCGAAGGGATTGCGTTCGATGGCCGCGCGCTACCTGTTTCTCGACGAAGTAGACGCTTATCCGCCCAACGTAGACCGCGAAGGCGAGCCGTGCGACCTGGCGATCGCGCGCACCTCCAATTTCCGCCGCAAGAAGATTTTCATCACCTCGACGCCAACGATCGCGGGCCGCAGCCGCATCACCACCTTTTTCGACCAGTCGGACCAGAATTTCTTTTACCTGCCGTGCCCGCGCTGCGGACGCTTTATCGCGTTATTGCCCGAGCAGCTGGCCTGGTCTGAAGCGAAGCCGCACCAAGGCGCATATCGGTGCCAGGAGTGCGAAAAGGAGATTTTCGACCATGAGAAGACCGCCATGCTGGCTTTGGGCGAATGGCGGCCGACCGCCGCGGGCGACGGCATCACGCGCGGCTTTCACCTATCGAGCTACTACTCGCCCGTCGGCTGGCTTTCGTGGACGCAGATCATGCGGATGCGCGAGAAGGCGACGCCCTCGCCCGAGAAGCTGCAAGCCTTCTACAACACCATCCTGGGGCTGCCGTGGATGGATCAAGGCGAAGTGCCGGATGTAGACCGTCTGTACGAGCGCCGCGAATCATACGTGATGGGCGAGGTTCCCGAAGGCGGCCTGGTGCTGACCGCCGGCGCCGACGTGCAGATGAACCGCATCGAGGTCGAGGTGGTCGCTTGGGGGCGAAACCGCATCTCCTGGTCTGTCGATTACCGCGTGCTCGAAGGCAACACCAACCAGCCGCAAGTTTGGCAGGAGCTCGCCAAGATGGTGGACGAAGAATTTCCTACCGTCTACGGTGGTTCTTTGCGGATTGAGAAGCTGGCCGTCGATTCCGGCTTTAACACCATGCGTGTTTACGACTGGGTCCGCAATATGCTGCCGCAGCGCGTGATGGCCGTGAAAGGCGAAGGTCACAGCCACATTTCCGCTTTCGTTGGCGCGCCGTCCATGATCGAGACCGGTCCCAGCGGGCGCATGATCCGCAGCGGCGTCCGTCTCTGGCCGGTCAACACCGCGATCGGCAAGGAGGAGTTATACCGGTGCCTGCGATTGTCCGAACCCGATATCGCGGCGGGCGAAGAATGGCCCGCCGGTTATTGCCATTTTCCGTCCTACTCCAAAGAGTTTTTCGAGCAGCTTTGCGCCGAGCAGTTGATTACCCGTACCGTGGCCGGACGCACCACGAGCCACTGGGAAAAGCGGCGCGACCGTAACGAAGCACTGGACACAAGAATCTACGCGCGAGCCGCTGCGGCCACGCTGCGTCTCGAAACCTGGAGCGAGAAACGCTGGACGGAGACCGAAGCGGCGCTGCGCGGCGGCAAAACGCTGGGTGCCAACCGTACCGCGACGCGGGGTGTCCGGGAACAATCGCCGATGCCCGCGTTCCGTCCGCTGCAATCCGACGATGGTTTTTTAGACTGAGTCTAAATCTATGACACCTCCTGGCAGACCGCCTTTTCGCCCGCCGACGCCGATGCCGGCGAACCTGAAACTATCGCTGCCAAAGGGAATGACCCCGGACCAAGCCAATACTTTGTTGGTACAGGCGCAGCAGGCCCTGATCAATCTTTTAACCGGGCAGATGCCTTCGGCGGTCGAGACGCCGCAACTGGGCAGGGTTTCCTTCGTCGGCACCACGGTCGCCGATCTGCAACGCTACATCGATTATTTGAACGGCATTATCACGAGCGGCGGCGCCACCAATGGTTCGAGCGGCATGAGCGTCCGCAAACCGTTTAGCTTTTTCGGATGGCCATGACACCGACCGAACAGAACGGAGCGCCTGCGAACCCGCTGGCGGCGTTGCAGCGGAAACCCGGTTTCCTCGCACGCCTGTTTGGCCGCTTGCCTGGATTCCGCGCCCAGTCTCCCGACGGTGGCTGGAATTACGGCATGGGTTACGGCTATGGGCGCTACGGCTATCGGGACACGCCGTACACCGGTGCTTCGTGGATCCGCAAGCAGCTTTCGAACTGGCTGCCGATTCGCGCCGCGGCTGACGCGGAGCTCCTCAGCGACATGGGCACGTTGGTGGCGCGGTCGCGCGATCTCGACCGCAACACGGGGATTGCAGCGGGGGCTTTTCAGACTATTTCCGACAACGTGATTGGCGGGGCTCTCCGCTTATCCCCGTGGCCCGACTACCGGGCGTTGAACCGCGACGCCGAATGGGGCGAAACCTGGAGCCGGGACGTCGGAAGCCTGTGGAAAAGCTGGGCGGACACCACGGCCTGCGACGTGGCCAACAAGCTGAATTTCACCGGGCTGACGCAACTCATTTTCCGTTCGGTCCTGCAAAACGGCGAGGCCTTGGCGCTGCCTCTATGGATGGATCGGCCCCAGCTATCGCAATTCAAGACCTGCTTGCAGTTGATCGACCCCGACCGGCTCTCGAATCCGGGCAACATGACGCCTACGCTATGTCTGCGCGGCGGCGTCGAAATGGACAACTACGGGCGTCCCCTGGCGTATCACATTCGCAAGATTTCCACGTGGCCCGCGATGTTTTTTCCGGCCATCGGCGGCATTGCCGGTGAATGGGAATGCATTCCCGCCGAAACCGACTGGGGCCGCAAGCGGGTCTTGCACATCTATTCGCCCGATCGCGTGGACCAGACCCGGGGCAAACCTTTGCTCACGCCCGTAATGGAACAGTTCCGCATGCTCGATTCCTATCAGCGTGCCGAATTGCAATCGGCGATCGTCAACGCGCTGGTCGCGGGCATTATCGAAACGCCACTTGATCCGGCCACCCTCTCCGAAATGGTCGGCGGCGATGCGAACGGGTATCTGGCCGCGAAAAACGAATATCGCGTGCAGCTCGAAGGCGGCACCTTCATTCCGCTCTATCCCGGCGATAAGATGACGCCCTTTTCACCCGACCGGCCCGCGCCGCAATTCGCGGCTTTTTCCGAGTTTGTCCTGCGCCAGATCGGGGTCACCATGGGTCTGCCCTATGAGCAGTTGATGAAGGATTACTCGAAGACGAATTATTCGAGCGCCCGCGCGGCGCTGCTCGAGTCGTGGCGTTACTTCACGACCCGGCGCGCTTGGTTGACCCAGTATTGGGCGCAGCCGGTGTACGAATTGTGGTTCGAAGAGGCCGTGAATGCGGGCCTGATCGACGCGCCCGATTTTTACGAGATGCGGCAATTCTACGTGCGCTCGAAATGGATCGGACCAGGCCGGGGATGGATTGACCCAGTGAAAGAAGCCGAGGCCGCGCAGGTGCGCATGGCGACCTACATTTCGACGCTCGAAGCCGAGTGCGCGGAACAGGGCCTTGACTATAACGATGTGATCGATCAGCGCAGGATCGAAAAGAAACGCTTGCAGGAGGCCGGTCTGTGGGTGGAACCTGCCCCGCCCGCACCTCCCAAATCTTTTGGGGCTCCAGCGGAGCCAGAGCAAATCCCGGTCAGGGAGCCGGTATAAAACTATGGCAAGACCCAATAATCAGCAGATCCAGGCGCAGCCCGTTCCGGGTGTTATCACGCATTTGCCAGGAGCGCCCGTGGACTCAAGGTTGGTGATGGAGGTCTTGGGGGCCTATGACCGCCCGTGGGCGATCACGCAGCCGAAGCTCCAAAGCCTTCTGCGTATGACCTGTTACGATCTCGAAGCCGTGGCCGCGCGCGTCGGCAAGCCGCTCGATAATGGCGACGGCTACGATGTCGAAAACCACAACGGCACCGCGGTAGTCAATATTCGGGGTCCGCTGGTCCGCTACCGCTCCATTTGGACCTGGCTGCTCGGCGGCACGTCGGTCGAGGAAACGTCGCTCGCCTTCCACGCGGCTATGGATGACCCAGCCGTGAAGAGCGTGGTCCTGGCGATCAATTCGCCCGGCGGCCAGGTGGACGGCATCAACGAACTGGCGAACATGATCCGGGCCGCCAACGGCACGAAGCCGGTAACGGCGTACGTGGACGGTCTCGCGGGATCGGGCGCGTATTGGCTGGCGTCCGCCGCCGGTATGGTGGTGGCCGATGAGAGTGCGCAGCTCGGCTCGATCGGCGTGCTGGCCACCGTGATCGATGACCGGGAAGCGGCAGAACGGCACGGCGTCAAGCGCTACGACATCGTTTCGAGCCAAAGCCCGCTGAAGCGCTCCGATCCGGGCACCGACGAAGGGCGGCAGCAGCTTCAGGTCATGGTCGACACGCTGGCGCAACTCTTTATCGACAGGGTCGCGCAGTTTCGCGGCGTAAGCCCCGGGAAGGTGGCAAGAGATTTCGGGCAGGGCGCGGTCGTCTCGGCGCAAGCAGCCGTGACTCTCGGGATGGCCGATGAGATCGGTTCGCTCGAAGGTCTGCTGCGCACGAGCCCGCCCGTCTCGGCGGCGATTCGGCAGATCCGCGACGCGCCCGGTATGCGCGTCGCCGCCAAGGGAAAAGCAGGAGCGCCCACTGGCCAGACCCAGTTCGACGAACAGCAGCTTGAAGACGACACCGAAGACGAGCAGATCAACGACGATTCAAACTGCACCTGCCCACCGGGTGAAGACGATTGCGCGTGCGACGAAGAGAATGATGAAGGCGAAGGATCGGAGCAGGAACCGGATGAAAGCTCGATCCCCCGAGGAGGAGGAGACTTGATTAAGCCAACCGAAGACCGGCAGCGAATCGCTGCAATTTTAACCTGCGAGGAAGCGCGCGGCCGCGAAGAGTTGGCGCGCGTGCTGGCACTCGAAACCAACCACACCCTGGACGCCGCCCGGAAGATCTTGAAAGCAAGTCCGCCGGCGGCGAAGTCAAGTCCGCTCGAAGCACGGATGGGCCAGATCGCCAATCCGCAAGTCGGCGTGTCCCGCGATGCACGCGAGGAAGACGATTCACCAGTTGCCGAGGTGCAGCGCATCCTGGCGTTTGTGCCGAAGGAACGCAAGCGGATGCAGGTCCAGTAAAGGAGACTGATTCATGTCAACAACACCCCCGACTTTTCCGATCTCGAAAGCGAGTTTCATTTCGAATACCTATGCCTTCGACCCGCTCTATGCCAGCGAAACCATCGCGCAGAGCGCCAATATCGCGGGCGCTTTAGGGGTTCTGACGCGCGGCACGGTCCTATTCGGTCCCGCCGCCGGGACTCCCATCACCACAGCTACGCTATTGACTACGGTGTCCACGGGCCTCACGGCCCGCTGCGTTCTGGCTGCGGATATTGATACTACGGCGGGCCAAGTCACCGGATTGGTCTACACCGCCGGGAATTTCCTCGACGTCGCGATGACGTTCTCGTCTTTGGGCGCCGCCTCCGACGCCGCGCAGCTCTGGATCTTCGATATTCACGTGATGACGGTCCAGCAGCGCAGCGGCCTTCTGGTCCCCATGATGAAGCTACCGACCACGGGCGGTCCGCTGCCGCAAGCGGCGTCTCCGCACGATGCGAAGAAGTGGCAGCAGGAAGAGGTGCTGGCCATCAAAAACGCCATGGAGGCTTACCGTCCGGGGATGGCGGGCGTGCCCGTCGCGGGCCTGGGGGCATCGACGGAACCGGCATGGGCGGTCGCGGCCTTCGGCGAGCGGGAACCAACCAAAGAGGAGCAGGCGCGGGAGAAAGCCGGGGAGCAGACTTACGAGCTCGGTGACAAGCAGGCCAAAGAACTGAAGGACCTGGCCGACAAGCAGGCGAAGGAAATGGCCGACCTCCTGAAGAAACAGCAAGAGCAACGGCAGCAGCTGGCCAAGACGGCGTCCGCTGCTATCCAAGCGGCTGAACCGAAAGCACCCTCTAACAAAACCCCCATGGTACCGGGGACGCATTAAAGCTGAAATGAGCGCGGCCCGCCGTCTCTGGCACGGGAGGCGGGTCGCATGACCCTAGAACACCCAGTGGAACCGGAGGCAAGCCAACATGGCCGATGTATTTAGTACGGACGTTCTAACCGCTGTGCTCCAGAGCTTACTGGGTAACCCGCAGTTCCTGCTGGATCGTTTTTTCGGGATCACCCAGGCCGAGGCCAGCGAGCAGATTCACTTCGACGTGATTCAGGGGAAACGCCGCGTCGCCCCGTTTGTCTCGCCGCTGGTCGAAGGGCAGATCGTGGCGACGCAGGGGTTTGTCACCAACACCTTTACGCCCGCCTATATCAAGGACAAGCGGGTTTTCGATATGAACCGCCCCTTAAAGCGCATGCCCGGTGAGCAGATCGGCGGCACGATGTCCCCGGCCGACCGCGTGCGCGCTCTGATCGCCTTCGATATGCAGGACCAACTCAACATGCTGCGCCGCCGGCTGGAAGT